TGAAACCAACCCATCTCGAGTGTTCAAGAACAAATTCTCTCCAGCGCGCGAAGCTGAATGGGAAAAGATGATTGGGCAACAAGTCTGGAAGAATCCAAAGACAACCTCGAAGTTTGAACCGAAACCGTTCAAGTCTGGGAACAAAGTCAACACGGTCCGTGGCACAATTCGGCATCCGATCACTCAGCAATTGTCGTTCCTCTTTGAGGAAGACAACACCTTTGTCGAATGTTTCCGGTGTAGTATCGCACCAAAAGACCTGTATGAAATGTCTGAGGACCTGCAGAAAGAATGTTGCGATGTTCTCGCAAAACGGTTCGGGTTGTTACTGACCACTGACCAACTCAAGTCTGTCACGAATATTACCGTCGCGCAGCACCTCATCAAATACGACGCACCCGATGATACTTACGATCGTGATTTGCTAATTGATATGGTGTGTCTGGCAATTTGCGGAATGTCATTCCCAATCAATGGGAACACACCAGAAGTAATGTCCACCTTTGCTCGAAAGTTTCTTCAAGGTTGTGAGGACCGGAAGTTTGAACTCACACCAAAGACCAAGGAATACTTCCGTCGTCAAGACCAAGGAATAAATTATCTTCTGAAGGGTTAAAGTCTCGCCAGACGTTTGACACGTTCTCGTTCAGCTGCTGCGACGCGCATTTTTTGTTTAACTTCTTCAGACCGTTTTTGCCCTTTTAATGCGCTTGCACGCCGATCCTTTTCTTCTTGTGATTGTTTTCTCCCTTTATTGCCGATGCCGAATGTTAAACTTCTCTGCTCTTTTGTAAGATGAGAATATGATCTCCCTTTATTATGACATCCGTTTTCTTTGAAATGTCTCTTTAGCGACTCTGACACTTTTGCTTTTGTGGCATCTGAACGAGGTACGCCAGTACGTGCTTTTACCATTAGAGTTCGAGCTTTTTCAAATTCTCTAGTAGAGAGCGTTAAACGTCCAGATGTGTCTTTACTTCTAAGAGATACCATCGCCCAATAAGCGTTTATCGCTTTTCTCTTTGCCGCGCCCTCGGTATGTCTTACCATAAGTTTATGAACAATTAAATGCTCCCTAGCGGTGAGAAAAACTAAATTCGATGGATCATCAGACCCTCCCATCGATCGCGGAACAATATGATGACTCTCAACATATTCAGATTGCCGACCTCTCGTCAATGCTCTCTTGATAATTTGGTCGTGAATTCGCTTCGTATCCATCCTAAAAATCCTTACAAAAGTTATCACCTGTCAGATATAATCTATTTATGGCTTCTTTAAATGATCTCGACAAAATGTTCTTGGACATCTCCGACCGCGTTGCGGAGATGTCACATTCAAGGCGCGCCAAAGTTGGCGCCGTTATTGTTTCTGACGGAAACATTATTTCAATGGGCTGGAATGGGACTCCTTCTGGTTTTGACAACAATTGCGAATTTGATAACGGTGAAGGCGCGTTAGTTACACGTCCAGAAGTTCTTCATGCTGAATCAAATTCGATTTTGAAATTAGCTCGTACAGGCGGTCTAGGGTCTGATGGCGGCACTATCTACACAACTTTTTCTCCATGTCCAGACTGCGCAAAACTAATTGCTCAGTCTGGAATAAAAAGAGTAGTTTTCCGTAACCAATATCGCTTGACCGATGGACTTGCGATGCTGAAAACTCTCGGCATCGAAGTAGAGCAACTCAAATAAATTTCAACCACCAACGAGGACACCATGCCCGATTTTTGCGAAACCCCTGACTTTTTGAGCAACTCCACTGTTCTGCGCCGCGCTGGCGTAAGTCGTCAGTTCTTTGACCCAACGAATACCGAGCATCGTGAATCGCTGGCAAAGTTTGTCAAGACCGGCAACTGGGGCAATACACAGTTCTATTGCGAGGCACCCTTCTCTGATGTGCCGATGACAGTGCTGATGAAGTTCGCAGGTCATGAATTGAAATCGAATCGCGAGACCGCTGATGAGCGCTTGATGAGAATCAATGAATCGACTACAAACTGAACTTGATGATCGGACACTTCGTTTTGACGGAGTGTCTGTCGTAAATGCCGAAGATGTTGATGAGGCACTTATTCGCGGTGTCCTTCCACAACAACTTCGCGTTCGCGGCTGGTCCGAAGATTTAGACAACTTCAATCGACAAGTTGCTGAAGCGGATCGTCTTTATCAAGAAGAATCTGAGGCACCGCCAATCAACATCAAGATGGGTTGGCAACTCCCAGAAGAATATCGCAACCTCAACCTTGAAGATCGAATAGCAGATGATTTTGCTAATCGCCTGCCAAAGTTGAAATATACCGATGACCAGACAACAATGGCGATCAATCGTATTGACGCTGAGTTAAAGGAGATTCGGAAGCGCGGTATGGTCGAGTTTACCAAGACCGTCATTTTCGTCCTCGACACTTTTCGCAAAAACAACGTGGTTTGGGGAGTTGGTCGAGGATCGTCATGCGCCTCATACATTCTATTCATTATCGGTCTCCACGTTGTAGATTGCGTGAAATTCAACGTCCCGATGGAAGAGTTTTTTCACGATTGAATTTTCTGGTATAAATATAGTGCGCCGCTGTAGGCGCTCTATTCTTTTGGAGATTACCGTATGTCCCAAGTAATTCGTAGCGCACGCGGCGAAATTGTCGACTTTGAATTGTTAGCGATCAAGCAGCAACTTGCGTCTGCGCCTGTCCCAAAGGTTGTTGAAGACCGAAAGAAGGCAATTGACGAAAAAGATGGTGTTCGCACTAGCGTTCAACCTGATGTGGATTTTCTTGCCATTTCGATGGAGGCGGCAGATGTTAGCGCTTCTGCGACTCAAGGCAAGCAGCTCAAGCGCAAATAACATATAACACATAACTAGGAAAACAAATGGCAATAGTTAAACCCCTTGGCAACAATGTGATGTTTCGGTTTCTGGATCACACTGGCGGTCAAAAAGGAAAGTTTACCGACACACTCCGCAGCGGCATCATTATGGTTGCTACTGAGGCGAGTCAGAAGGTTCATCGCTGGGGAGAAGTTCTCGCGATTGGACCAAAGGTCGAAGGGTTAGCAGTTGGCGACTACGTTCTCATCGAATCATTGATGTGGATGGAAGGCACTGAGGTTGATGGTGTTCGTATGTGGAAAACAGACGACTCGAAAATCCTCGTGGTTACAAACGATATTGACTCCTGTACAAGACAATGAACTTCCCGGTCCTAGCGGTTCTAACCTTCATCGTCGCGTTTGCGATTGAAGCAATCGGCACCTACGTGTCTGTAATCGGGTTGTCGACATTATTCGGCGCCAATCCAGTTATCATTTCGCTTGCTGTCTCGTTAGATGCTGGGAAATTGGTAATCGTTCCCCTGTTGTATACCTATTGGGACAAACTCTCTAGGTTGATGCGTGGTTACGCACTTGCCGCAGCAACGATCACGATGGTTATTACTTCCGCCGGAGCATTTTCATTTCTTTCAGGCGAATTTCAGAAGGCGATTCTTGGAACTCAAGAAGGCGCATTGAAGGTTGAGGTTCTGAAGAATCAACAGGCAAAGTACGAAGAGCGCAAGAAACAAATTGACGCTCAGATCGCAGCACTACCAGAAAAGACTACGGTGAATCAGCGTCTTCGCCTTATGAACGGGTTCAAAGCAGAGCAGCAAGATCTTCAGAATAAGATCGCTGAGATCGATAAGAAATTGCCTGAACTTCAAACTGCGCAAATCGGTGTTGAGGCAAAAGCAGGTCCTATTCTGTACATCGCAAAGGCGTTTGACATCCCAGTTGAGTCTGCTGTCAAATGGGTGATTGCAATGATTATTCCAGTCTTCGACCCGTTGGCGGTGTTTTTGATTATTGCCGGCAATTTCTTGCTTGCCCAATTTCGACTTGAGAAGAGCAAGCGTGCTGAGCAAGCGATAGATCCTGAGATTAACAGCTCGGAATCTTTTGAAGAAGAAACGCCAGTTGATGTCAAAACTTCTAACCTTCAATACATTTTTGACGAACCTGAATCCGCAACTCAAGTTGCGACATATTCTGCTCCAATGGAAGATGGACCACTAGTCGAACGTCTCCCATCAGATATTCCGTACACATCAAATTCGGAAATTACCGAAATGCTTGACAGCGATCATAAAGGTTTTTTTGAAGAGCAGTATGCTGTAGCAGAAGAACCTACGATTGAGCAGGGCGGCGCAGAGGAAACAATTCCTCCTGAGGAAGAAGAACAGACACTAGCGATTGACGAGACACCTCCAGCGGCGCCTGCCGATCGCGAGGTAATTACTCTGTCGTCTCTCGGCGCTGTTAAACCAGACCCGCACACAGTAGTTGATGCGGCGGAACCGTTTGAAGTCGGATACAAAACTGGTGTCAAGCTAACCTAATCATTTGGTTACACACTCCAATAGCGACAAGATAAAATTACATGTCACTATTGGAGAATAAATGTCTAACGACAAAGATAAAAAGAAGTCAACATCGCCTTTGATGTCGACGATGCTGAATAACGCGAGTGTCGCAATTGATCTGGCAACAGACATCATTGAAACGGCATTAGCAAATACCACTAAAGCAACTACCGCTGCTGCCGAAACTACCGGTGAGGTCGTTGGGTCGGCATTTGAGTCTGTTAGCGATGTTTCTGCCGCAGGTCTTGAAGCAGTTCTCGCAGCAGGCGGTGCTGTTGTTGATGGTGCTGGCGAAATTCTCGGTTCAATTGGAGATCTATAAATGAAGAAGGTTTGGGTAGAACAACACCGTCCACGATCGGTTGATCGTGTCATCATGCCGGATGAACGCACTCGTTTGAAATTCAAAGAGTTCATCGACAACGGCGAAATCCCGAATCTGCTTATGTACGGCGGACCAGGTACAGGCAAAACATCCCTCTCACTCGCGCTGATTCGAGATCTTGGTGTCAACAAGATGGACGTGATGAAGATCAATTGCTCGGACGAGAAGATCGATGCCTTGCGCGACAAGGTGAAAGGGTTTGCCACGACAATGCCAATGGGCAAGTTCAAAGTCGTTCGTCTCGAAGAATTCGATTACCTCGGTCACGACGCACAAGCGCTGCTCCGCGCGCTCATCGAAGATGTCTCTAGTTCATGCCGCTTCATTGCGACATGTAACTACATCAACAAGGTGACTCCGCCACTTCGTTCCCGCTTTCAAGAATTCGCAATCAAAGCACCAGCACGTGAAGACATTGTTGTTCTCGCCGCTGAAATTCTCGAAGCAGAAGGTATCGAGTTTGATGTTGACGATCTCGACAAGGTCGTAGCAGCATCCTACCCAGACGTTCGCAAGATGATTCAGCTGCTCGAAGGCAGCTCAATTAACGGCAAGTTGAGTCTTACTACTGGCGCCGCCGCTGCCGATTGGAAACTTGAATTGCTCCCGCTGCTTGAAGCTGGTGATTTGAAAGCAGCTCGCAAAGTTGTTTGCGACTCCGCGACAACAGAAGAACTTCAAGATGTGTTTCGTTTTCTGTTCGACAATCTTCATCGCATCAAATGCCTCAAAGCGAATGTTGAAGAAGCGGTTCTCCGCATTAACGACTACCAATACAAACACGTGTTTGTCGGCGACAAAGAACTAAACGTTTACGCGTTGTTCGGCGAACTTGCTCTCCTTTCTTAACTGTGAGTACCACCATGTCACATCACCACGACCACGACCACACTGAACTTGAATTGGCACTTGCTGCCAAGGTTCGCGAGCAAACCGATACGATTGAAATTCTTCAGACAACCCTCGACACGATGGTTACGCTTGAACATGTTCTTCGACTCGCAGTGAAGGCGTTGCTCCCAAATGTCGGCGATCAAGTAACCATTGCCGTCGGAAAAGAAGCGGCATTGATTAACGACACCGTCGATGATGCTGGTGTCCTTGTCGAGAAGATCACCTTCTTCCGCGATGACAATGGCATCGACATGCGTATTGGCGACTGATGGCACTGGATAAAACAGCATTTGATCTGTTTGCTGGTCTGTCAGCGCTGTCAAAGGGCGATCTAACTTGGTATGACAAACTGACACCAGAAGGTCAGAAGGCAGCAGCGCCGTATGTCATGATGCGTTGGATGACTGGAACATCAGACATGGCGCAAATCATTCGCCTCAACACTATGGTCAACCCATATGTGTTCAGCGGATCATCAGACAAGAGCGCGCTGTTCAAGTCACTCGCAGCGGCAGCAACTGGTAGAACATCACGCTATGCTTGGGTCAAAGGTCCTGGTGCTAAGACCAAGAAATCCTCAATTGAGGTGATCAAACAGTATTATGATTGCTCTACTAGAGAAGCAGTTACTTACACCGTAGCAAACGATGATCTTCTAACCATGGCTGAAGAACTCGGCTGGGATAAGGATGAGATCGCAAAACTGAAGAAAGAATTTGATGACGGAACGGGACCAACTACGAAAGTCAGCAGCAAACCGAAGAAGTCAACCAGAGCAAAGTGACGAACCGGTAAAGAAGGTTGTTTGGCATTGCGAGTTTTGTATTCGCGACTTTGTTCACGAGAAGTCTTTCATGAACCATCGTTGCCGAGAGCGCGAGCGCATCGAAGAACTTCGTAGTTCTGTTGGACAAGCAGCGTATGCGCATTACTGCGATTGGTTGAAAGCAAAGAAGCGTTCGGTTGTTCCAATCGAGACCTTTGCTGAATCTCGCCTCTACAACTCGTTTGTGAAATTCGCAGAGCACGCGGTCAAAACAAATATTCCGAACACCAAGCAGTTTATCAAGTTGATGGTGGATCACAAGGATATTTCTCCGATGCTGTGGTGTCGCGACAACATCTATGCGATGTATCTTGAATGGTACGATCAGGCATATCCGCCTGAAGTTCAGGTTCTCGAGTCGCTAGAATTCTTGAAGCAACTTGTTGAAGACTACGAGTGCGAGACACCTGACATTTTCAAAGTTGTCCCTGTCGATACGCTAGTGACCTACATCAAACGTCGTAAATTAAGTCCTTGGTTCCTCGCAGCGTCAAAAGTCTTTCGTGACCACTTGATGGCATGCGAATCTCTTGACAAGGAAAAGTTAGAGCGCGCTATGAACATGGGCGCTATGATTGCTCGGATTCAAAAAGACTCTGGTCTGTTCCAGTTCTTTGGTCGTGTAACTCAAGCAGAGGGTTTATAAATGGACGTCGATGTCGACACTCCTCCATCGTTCGACTCAACTAAGGTTTTTCCAAGTTGGATTCGAGCAGCGGTAGTTCGAGATGGCAAGATGACGCCTCACCCGTGCGGCGTCTATCCACAAACGATCCCTAGGGATCCGATGTCTGGATTGTCTGCGATACCGTATGATGCTGCCGAAGAACTCGGGTATCTTAAAATAGACTTCCTTCACCTTCATTATCTGAAATCCATAGGATCCAGAGAGCAACTAGAAATGCTAGTGGAAAAAGAACCAGATTGGACGCTATTACAACTTCAGTCAACGCACCCAAAATTGTTTCAGTTGTCAAAACACGGCGAGCTGTTGTCGAAAATTAAACCAAAATCGGTAGAAGAATTGTCTGATGTGATGGCGCTGATTCGACCTGGAAAGAAAAGTTTGTTAGGTCTGTATTTGAAGGATCGTGTCTCTGCTAGGAAAGCGTTATATGTAGCTGACGATACTGGATACGCATTCAAAAAATCTCACGCTTTAGCATACAGCTTCAACGTTGTTATTCAGCTAAATTTGATTGAGCAGGGCAAGTTATAGACGTCTTCCTGCTACCCAACCAGCAGGGCAGATTTTTAACATCTTCGATTCAACGCCATTGTTAAACCACTTCTTCCCGAAATTAGGATTGTTGGGTCCTTGGTTTAAGAGTTTTAATTTCTCAATAGTGTCTGAAGACCGTTTAAGTCCGAGAGATGGTTTATTTGCTGCGTGCCAACTTTTAAGTTTTTCTTTTTGATCGTTCGACATAGGACCGTGTGGGCGAAATGGTAGTGCCCTTTGTTTCGCGCTCATTTTTGCCTTTGATTCTTGCGAATGTTTTCTCCCGATCCACGCCTTTGCTCTTTTTGAGATTTGATCTGCCGTTTGTTTTCCGCCCTTTAATCGCAGACTAATACTTCTCTTATGTTCTTCAGACAAGGGTTTTCCGACATTTCTTAAAAAAGATTTACCGTTATTTCTATTAAGAAAATCCGTTCTTGTTGCTGCTCGCATCCTTCTAAGAACCCGATGCTCCCAGAGTTTTGCTGAAAGTTTATTGTCGAAAGTATGTCTAATTTGAATAATATCTGGTTCACCAAACTCTTCCCTATATCTTGCTACGAAAGCTGAACTAGTAAAATATGTCGTCCATAGATCAGCTGGATGACAATTGTTGGCATATCGAACCCCGTAATAGAATTTTTTAGCGGTTGACCATCCTATAAGATACGTGAATGGTTGTGGTATAATTGAATGAACTAATATGGATTTCATATGAACTCTCCTGACGATATTCTATTTACGTGTGTCTACGGTAGCCGCTTGTATGGCACCTCAACACCTACATCAGACACTGATCTGAAGTCGGTCTATCTTCCACCAATCGACGATTTGTTGTTGACAAAGCGACAAGTCGCCTTCAAGACTCGCGTTGACGAGCGTGGCGATCCTGTGCCAGATGGATTGTCGATGCCGGACAATGGCGTTGAAAACGAGTTCATCCCGTTCCAAACATTCGTTCGCGATTTTGTCAACGGTCAAACCTATGCTGTTGAAATCGCTTATGCGATTCTCAAGGACGGACCCTCTGCGCCTGATAAGTTGAGTGTGTTCGAATACAACACGGTTGTCGACATGATCAACAAGTTCGGCAACAATGAAGTCTACTCGATGGTTGGGTTTGCGATGAAGCAGACCTTTGACTATGTTCGGCGTGGGGAACGGTTGAATGAAGTGGTTAACGTGAGCCAGATCATCGACGCCGTTGTCAATGAAAAAGTTTGGGTTGATGACGACACCTTTGTTTTGCGGTTGGACACAGCGTCAAGGTATCAAGGCAAGTCACTGTTGGATGTCATCTCAGAGCGCTCTGGGCTGCCAATCGGTGAAGTGACGAACAACAATAGAAAGTTGCGCACTCTCGAGATGGGCGGACGTAGTTATTCAGAAACTACAACGATCGCACATTTGCTGACACAACTTGATAAGTTGATCAAGCAATACGGTGTACGATCAACCGCTGCTGCCGACACTGATGTCGACTTCAAATCGTTGAGTCATGCGGTTCGCGTGTATCAGCAAGCGATCGAAATCCTTGACCATGGAAAAGTTACGTTCCCACGCCCAAATGCGGTACAATTACTTGAAATCAAGGAAGGGCGAGCAGACCTTGAAAAGGTCAAAGATCTGCTTCGTGAACTCGATGCCGAAGTTCAGGCAAAGATGATCACATCGACTCAGCGGAAGAAGACTCCTGAGTTGGTTGAGCAATCGGAACAATGGCTGCTTGAAGTGTTGAGAGTGCTTTACTGTCTTGAGACGAGCGCTTAAGACGAACTTCAGTTCCAGCAGGAATTAAACTAGCACGACGTCGTCTAATCTTAGGCGGCGTCTCTAGGTCATACCTGAAGTCATACCCGATAAGACGGGTAACGTGAGCAAGTTCGAATGTTTTATAGATTCGATTTGCTAACGGAGAAATACCAAGTTTCGAGAATTCGAAACTTAGGGGGTAAGAGGATGATCCGCTATAAAACCAGCGAGTCACTATCGTCATCAATTGACGAACATCGAGGCGTTCTTGTTGAGCGAAGTCAAGGACATATGCCCCAATTTCTTCGGAAGATACATTGTCAACAATGACAAGATAATTCTCCCGACGATACTCAAGCACACTGAGGAAAAACATTGTGCCGGAGTCGCTCGCAAACTCCACAATCAAATTTGGGACTTTCTTTTTTGCCACTTGGAATCCTAGAATAAATTAGTTTCAACCTATTTATAGTTTGAATACCGCGCATTTTTTGTTTTCACTTTACTTTTACTTTGGAGGTACACCTATCGATTAACACATATTGGGGCATGATAAATGGCGGTCAAAACCGGTTACTTAGATGTAGCAAGTACAATCTTTTACGAGTTAAGAAGAATTAGACGATTTAACGAGGACGTTCGAGCAATGAAGTCTCGTGATCGACCGTGCGATGAATTGTTTCTAGCATCGAACATCGTCGCTATCAAGCAGCGAGTAAACTCAGGCATTCGCCCAAAGAAACACCTCCACAAACAATTATCGCTGGTTGATGTTCCATCGCCAGGTTGCGTTTGGGAACACATAACCCCAATTGATGTTGCGTGGGCGTACGCACAAACATTAGACTTAGACAGCGAGGATGATCTCAAGAAACTAGCAAAGATTCTTGAGGACTACATTTTCGTGGTGGTCCATGTCACGGCAGCAGACAACGCGCTGATCAACTCCTACTATAAGAACTCGAAAAACGAAATGCCGCCAGGATGGAAATTCGGCGACTGTCGATTCGAGAGATACAAATGTCTTGAGCAGCACAAGATAGATTCTTTAAAGAAGCAGTGGGACGCAATTGTAACGAAGCAAAACTTAGTTACAACTTGAGTATGTTCATTTCCTAGGTTCGTGGTATAATTCATTCATCGACAACTTAAGGATGAATCATGAACCAAGTCGCAATGCTGATGGAACAAATCAAGAAACTCTCCTACGAAGAGCAGCGTGATCTGAATAAGCGTCTCGTCGCTAACCTCAATCTGGCTGCCAAGATCGCAAGTGTGGCTGCTTCGTCCAAGTTCAATGTTCGCGACATCGTTCAATTCGATGGCGGTGCTCGAAACGGCATCGTCACAATGCGCATCACCGGCTTCAGCCGTGACATGGCCAAGATTA